ACTTTTTGGTGGAGATAAGCGGGATCGAACCGCTGACCTCTTGAATGCCATTCAAAGAAAAATCCAGTAATATCAATACTTTCCGGGTTTTTTTCTGCAATAGATTAGTAATAGGCTAAATTGCATCAGTCACCTTTCTGAGATCTTCAAAGGAGACATCTTGATAATGTCGGAGCATTTCGGGGGAGGTGTGGCCCATCAATTCCAGCTTGTCCTTATCGGAGCCAGCCACCCGCTTCATCATCGTTGCAAAGGTGTGGCGGCAGCTGTGTGGAGTGTATTTCCTCCTCTTGACACCATCGACCTCTAGTATTGGATTGTCGATCCCGCAATTATCAGAAGACCGGACCAGAGAGCTTGTCTTTTGTAAGTCGGTCCACAATAGGCTGGATCTTCGGAGATACTGTGACGATACGGTCCTTTCCGGCGTCTGTTTTTGCACCGCCAATAAATGCACGTTCTTTTCGATTGTAGTTGATGGCGTCCAATGCAAGGAACTCAGATGGACGGAATCCTAGATAACACTGGCACAGAACATAGTCCGCACCTACGACTGATGAGATATGAGCCTCTATTGACCTGACAGCAGCCTCAGGAAGCGCATCTTTTCCAGAGCCAGCCTCTCCCCCAACGATCAGATACTGGCCCATATTGATCTTTGCCATATTGCGCGGGATCGCATACTTATAGATAAGCCCGGCCAGAGCTTTCATATTTTCCTGAGTCCGCTTTCCCTTCCCACAGGAGTCTAAACACTCCTGAAGATCATCCACTGTAATGTCTGCCAGCTTCTGATGCCAAATGGGCCTGAAATACTTTTTAGCAGCCCGGTAGCAGTCCATTGTTGACTTTCCGGCTCGGTGGGTCGGCTCCCAGGCATCATAGAGTTCGATAAAAGTGGTGGGACGTGTTTTGTCTTCTCGTCCAACCAATGGCAGATACTCCACAGCCTCTTTTTTCGTCCTAAATCCAGATTTTGAGCGGGTGATCCTCCGCATAGTTCCATCTGCTGCGGGCTCATAGCCGATGGTCCTTACGGCGATCCACTTTTTATTTGGAAGCTGATACACGGAGCCCTGACCATTTCCACGGCCTTTTGGATTCTGCCTTATATTTTGTGCAACTCCGCAGAGCATACAGAACCGGCTTCCATCTGGTATTTCTCCCCTGCATTTTCTGCATTTCATTGACAGTTTCCCTCCTATCATGTAAAATAGAAGGGCAGATTGCCGATCATAGCTTCTGCCCCCTTCCCTGCCCGGTGTTGGTAGCGCCGGGTGGGGATTTTTATTCGTCCACGGGTAATTTTCCTGATTTACCCATCAATTTCTTTTCATCAGCTTTGACTCTGCGCTCGACTTTCTTTATGTCTTCATCTGGGGGAAGCTCCTCTGGAGTAATTCCACGCTCCTGAAGCATAGAGCGAACACTCTGATTATTTTGAACGTGCTCTTGAGTTATTGGCTCTTCTCCCTGTAAATTATTTTCCTCGATATTTAGATTGGTCATTTCTGTGGCAAGACCTTTGGCGGCAATCGTTACTGGAGGCAAACGGTCTGCCAGCGGTCCGTACTTGATACCATACCTTCTCTTCATATCATCAGTTGTATATCCACCAAATAATGCTTGGTCTCCTTTTGAACGAATACGCCCAAAGCCTCGCTCGTCTACTCCACGTTCGTATATATTTTGGGATAGACGCTTCTCAGCTGTCTTTAACTGTTCTCTAAGTTGTAAACGATTGATGTCAGAAAGTCGCTGTTCAATAACCTCTTGCTTCCGTGTTTGGACCGCGAAATAAGTCTGGGCAAAGGCTATTTCTTGTTTTTGAGGGTCTCCATTTTGTGCAATTAAATAACAAGCATACCTTGTTAGCATAATATCTGAGATTACTTTTACCCCACCATTGGGCATTGGAGATGTTTTCGTGATGTCACGAAAACATTCAGAGACCAGGGTTCCAGCTGTTAGGCATGAAATTTTCGCCTTTTCTATGGCGTTGACAAAATTTTCCCACCTTACATACCCAAGCGCTGATTGTAGTTCTCTTGCATACCAGAACTCTACTCCATCATCAGTAAAATGAGAAATTTCATCGAAACTTAGTTTTAATTTGATGATTTGATTTTTGTCCATCTTATCTGTCCTTTCATCTATATACCCCCCTGCCAAAATAGAAGATTGATTTTATTCTATTTGTTTTATTTTCTTGTACAATTTCAAATAATGCAATAGTAAGTTGATTAAAAAGTTTGATTTTTCGCGGCCGAAAAAGATTTCTAAGTAAGGATATTTTTTCTTTCCCCGCTCAGTGCATTAAACTGGGCGGGGCTTTTATTTCCCCCAAAAACCCAAACAGCCCCTTCCTCCTCTTCTCTCTCCTGTCCAGCTCTGCGTTGATCTGCTCAGTCTGCTGGATGATATGTCGTAGACCCTCCTCTGACATTCCCTTCCGGTGCGCCTGGGCGTACATCAGAAACGCACGAGCTTCAGCACAGAACGAGTCATCGTCCAGGGACTTGATTCTCTCTACGGTCCATGAGGTGATATTTTCGGGGTTGAGATGGTTCATAGACATCTTCACTCGAGCCCAAACTGCGCTTTAGCCGAAACCTTTCCGCCCTGGAAAGTAATATTGGCGTTAGCTCCCAAGCTACCCTCACCGTCCCAGTAGTAGACCGCAGTGTAGTATTCATCCCCCAAACCAACATCAACTTCAGATAGGACGGTCCCCCTGGAACCTACAATATCAAAAACTTCTTGATAGGACATTCCCGTCTGAATCGCCTCAAACTCCTCAAGGCTGATTGTGGGGGGATTGTCTGTAGCACTGGCATACTCGCCTCCAAAAGCGTCATATCCGATTTTCCCATTCATGACAGTTAGGAGGTTGTTTTCCTCGGAATCAATGAAATATAGGATCGCCGTCTGGATGTCAAACTCTGCCATACTGGACTGAAGATCAGAGCAAGCCTGCTGCAAAGTTGATTGTATAGTAGCCCAATCCTCCGGCGCACTGTCAGACGCCGAATAGGGAGACATTATCTCAACCTCTATTTTCGTTCCGTTGATGGATGTAGAATAGATATCTTCCCCGGAGTAATAAGCAGAAAGGCAGTCAATGGCAGACTGTTCTGCCAAATCTTCTTCGGATGGAGCGCTTGTACTGCTAGAAGATGCTGATGCGGGAGTGGGCTCTTGAGAAACGTCAGGCGAAGAAACGGAGGATGTCCCGCCCCTTGGTGCGCAGGAAGTGAGAAGAGCAAGCACAGACACAATACAAACTAGCTTGATTTTCATTTTTCTCTCTCCTAACATACAAAATGTCCAATTTTTTGGACTTTCTGGAAGACACTAATGGAAAAAATCTGCACTAAAATTTAGGTAAAATATGTATTGCAAAACTAGAACACAAGTTCTATAATTGAGCCATGCAAAAAAGATGACGGGAGGGCACTTCATGGAACAAAAGAACGAGAATGTAGATATACTCAAAAAAGAAATAGAACTTGTCCTAGATAGAAACAAAGATGAAAATTATTTAAAATCCCTGCTTACACGGGCCCTCATCCTTGAAAAGATATATAAGAAGTGATTAAAAGGCTCCGGGAAACCGGGGCCTTATTTTTTTGTAAAGCCGTCTATCAGTTTTCTGATGGCGGCTTTTTCTTCATCCTCCATAAACCAATATGCCTTGATGATCCGCTTGATGAGCTCATCGTCTGACATATGAATCTGTTCCATAACCTCAAGGAACTCTTCATCCTCATCTCGCTGAATATGAGGTTCACCTTCTCCAGTTCGCAGCCATAGTTCGGAAATATTAAACTCACGGCAAATATCGGCAATAGTGCGGTCGCTGGGCATTTTTGCGCCAGAACACAACTGAGAAATAAATGCTTGAGAAACATTTAGTTTTTCAGAAAATGCAGTTTTTGTGAGTTTGCTGTCCTTTACACACCACGCAATTCGATCATTGATGGTCTCCACTTTTTACACCTCCTGTCTGATACATATTAAATCACAAAGATAAAAAGAAGTCAAGAAAAAATTTAACTGAGTTATAAAAATGACTTGACATTCTAGCTAAGTTATGTTATTTTATAACCGAGCTAGAAAACTAAGTGTAGGAGGTGAACCAATGAGCATAAACCTTGATAGAGTGTCAGACGCCCAGACTGTGGCCGAGAAGTTGACCGGACTACCCAAAGAAGCCCTCCTTTATATCGCTGGATATGCGGAGGGGTGCCGGGACAAACCCACCCGGAAGCGAAGGAAAGCGGAGAAGACCAACGGAGAAAAAGAGGCCCGCCTCTGACGGGGCGGGGATGAAAAGGGGGTGAACCGCTTGAACAAATTAGTAAGCACCGAAGATGGTGTTTTTCTGAACGGAGTAAGGCTGAATTTTGTAACTCAATTAGATGTCAAAAATATCAGCCCCGATGGAGTGATGGAAGCAGTCATTCACATCGAAGTCCATGAGGCTGATATTCAGCACAAGGTTACATGAATGGGATCGCACCTTTAATCTTTCCAAGCCAGTCCAAAACCTGGGAAATTCCGTTTGGAAATCGACTTTCCATGTAGACAATAGCTTGATCTGTTAGAGAGAATCCACCATACAGATAGGAACGAACAAATCCAGCAGCTTTTAGTTCTCGAAGTGTGTCTCGTACATCATCTCTGGAAAACTCATCAGTTAGAGACTTCGGCCAATCTGTTGTTTCTGCATACGCTTTTGCAGATGCTTTTGAAACACCGTGTTCCCGCCTAAATAGATAATCCTCATAAATCAAGCAAATCAACTTGTCTGCATCTTTTGTAAGTTTTACTTCCATAATCTCACCTCCCTCCTAACCGCTTATATTTTATCACGGCATAGGAAGGGGGACAACCAAAACGTCGCATCCGCGGCAGAAAGGAGACGTTATGACGCTGGCAGAAATCAAGGCCATGGACAAAGATGTCCTTCTTCCAGCAGAGGCAGCCGGGCCGCTTGGTTGTAATCCACACTATATCCGAGTAGCGGCAAAGAAGAGGCCGGAACTCCTCGGGTTCCCTGTAACACTGATTGGGAACCGGGTAAAGATCCCGCGCCTTGCTTTCATCCAGTACATGGAGGGGACCTTGGAAAATGAGGATGCCCCCGCCCGTGGTGGCACACGGGAGAGGGCAGAAAGAAAAGACTACGCACTTTGATTATAGTCTGGGTGCACAGAAAAATCAAGGAGAACATTATGAAGATCACAAGCGGCTGGTGGACCGGGCGTACCCAGAGCAAGCATAAAAGATGCCCCGCCAGGTGTGCGGACACCTGACGAGGCTGGCAAACCTAACTGAGTAGGCAATTAGGCTTGATGGATATATGATACTAGAACATTCGTTCTCTGTCAAGCCGGAAAGGGAAAAAATATGAAAAAAACGCTTGATGAGAACGACAGCATTAAGGACCTTGGGACGCAGAGTCGGAATTCTAGGATGCACATGAACAATCTAGAACGGGATCATTACGGTGTTGATGTGCCGGAGCTGCTTAAAACGGTTCGGAATTTAGCGGATGTCATGGCGAGAATCCTAGACCGGGAGGCCCGAAATGAAAACTCCAAATGAGACAGTCCGTCGCATCACCCAGCAAGCTATGGAGCGGCACCGGCTCTCACAAAGGGGCCTTGCCCATGAGATCGGATGCGGCGAAGGCTCTATTGCAAAGATTCTGGACGAGCAGGAGGTTCGTCTCACTCAGGAGCAGTGGTTTTATTTGATGACGTTGGGAGGAAAACAGCGCGCTGATAATTTGGGACATATGGGATAGGAGAAGGAAGAAATGAGAACACGAGAAGAGCGCCGCCAGAGGGCCCGAGAGGTCCGGTGGATGATCGGAGTAGGAGCAATGCTCTGCTTGACCTTCTGGGGCGGTATGGCATTTGCCTTTTGGGTCATGGGGAAATAAACGGAGGAAGAGAGCATGCGAGAGATCAAGATTTTGACACTGAGCCTCAGAAATTTTAAGGGGTGTGAAGCGCTGACACTAGAGTTTGATGGCAAGTCCGCTTCCATTTACGGGGACAACGCCACAGGGAAGACCACAATTTATGACGCATTGACTTGGCTTTTGTTTGGAAAGGACAGCCGCGGCCGGGGCGACTTTGAGATCAAACCTCTCGGGCTGGACAATAAAGTGAGGGACCATGCCGCAGTGACTTCGGTGGAAGCCTCGCTGCTCGCAGACGGCTTCGACACCAAGCTGAAAAAGACCTATTTCGAAAAGTGGTCTACCAAGCGAGGAAGTGCCACAGAAACCTATGACGGCAACACAAGCGAATATTTTGTGGATGAGGTTCCAGTCAAAAAATATGAATTTGAGCAGCGTGTCGGATCGATCGTGGACGAAGAGCTGTTTCGGGTCCTGACAAATGTATCTTGGTTCTGCGAGGGGCTGGACTGGAAGAGTCGAAGAAAAGCCCTGTTCCAGGTTTGCGAGGTCCCGGACGATAGGCTCATCATGGCGGAGAATCCGCAGTTTTCCAGCCTGCTTGACAGCGCGGGCGCACTGAGCTTAGATGACTACAAAAAGAAGCTAACTGCCCAGCGCAAGGCTCTCAATGGAGCCCGGAATACAGTCCCGGCCCGGCTTGACGAACAGCGGAGGATCATAGACTCCCTTTCGACCATGGATTTTGAGGAAGTCCGAGAGCAGAGGTCGGCGAAGTCTGCGCAGATGGATCAGCTTACGGGAGAACTGCTTAAGCTGGACCACGGGGCGCTCCTGGACAGCAAACGAAATGATCTAATCAGGCTTCAGAACGAGCTTTCCGCCCTCGTGAACGAGAACAATGCTTACAGACAGAGCCAGACCTTTCCGGCAGAGGACAAGCGCCCTCAGATGCAGAAGGACCTGGATCGGGTACAGAGAGAAATGGTCCGATGGTCTCAGCTGGCCTCCAATGAAAAAGAGCTGATCCAGAGCCTGAACGAGCGGATTGAGAAATGCCGGGAGCGCTGGAAAGAAGAAAATGAGAAGCAATTTGATGGAGCGCAATGCCCTACGTGTGGGCAGGATCTGCCCCAAGCGCAAATGGAGGCAGCCCGCGGGAAATTTCTCCAGGAGCGTGAGCGCCGAAAAAAAGAGGCGGTGGAGCAGGCAGATCTTCTAAAGCGAGATTTAGGGGCGGCAGAGGCGCGCCGGGAGCGTTACATCCAGGATGCGGTAGACGCAGAGTGCGAAGCATCCCGTATCTCAGATGAACTGTCTGCTTATGTCCCAGCCGCAGCGCCCACGATTGAAGATATGCCGGGTTACTCTGACAAACTCGGAGAGCTTCAAGGCGCGATCCTCGCCGCAAAAGCAGAGATCCAGGATATATCAAGCGAGACGTCTGCGATCCGGGAGGAGATCGGAAGAAAGATCCAGGCTCTGCGGGTCGAGGTAGACCAGCTTGATAGGGAGCTCGGCAAGGCCGGGACTCTGGAGTTTGCCAAGGCCAGAGAGACAGCCCTCCGTCAGGAGGCTCAGAGAGCCGCTGAGGAGATGGAGGCGATAGACAGGCGGCTGTTTCTCTGCGAGGAGTTTGCTCGCTTTAAGGTCCAATTTATTGAGAGCGGGATCAATCAAAAATTTGGACTGGCCCGGTTTCGCCTTTTCCGTGAACAGGTCAACGGCGGGCTGGATGATTGCTGCGAGGTCATGTACGATGGCGTCCCATACAGCTCCCTGAATAACGGGATGAGGATCAACATTGGGGTCGATGTCATCCGCACGATCTCTGAACACTATGGGATCAGAGTCCCCCTTGTGGTTGATAATGCTGAGAGTGTAACAAGGCTTCTGGATGCTGGGACACAGGTGATCCGGCTTGTGGTCAGCGAGTCAGATCAGGAATTGAGGTGCGAATATGGCGCTTAAGGTCAAAGATAGAGCAAAGCCAAAACTGCCCCCGGTAGAGCCCGGCGTTTATCTCGCAGTCTGTGTGGGGGTCATCGACTTAGGAGAGCAGTATAGCGAGAAGTTCAAAAATTATCGAAATGAAGTCCAGTTTGTCTGGGAATTGGCCGGAGAAACGGTAGAGGTGGACGGGGAGCAAAAGCCGCGGCAGCTCTCCAGGACTTTCAGCGTTGCGGCCAGCAAAAAGAGCAACCTTCGAGGATTCCTAGGCGGATGGAACGGCGTGCAGTACAGTGATGAACAGTTCCAGGATCTCGATTTGTTCGGACAGGCCGGAAGGCCCTGCCAACTCAATGTGGTCCTCAACGATACGGGAGAATATGCAAATGTGGACAGCGTGATCCCCCTCCCCAAAGGAGTTCCGGCCCCGCAGGCAGTCTCCCCTACGATACTCTGGAATATGGATGAGTGGTCGGATGAGAAATTTTCTGCCCTCCCGGATTGGGTCCAGGAAAAAATCAAAAAGTCTACTCAATATCAGAAAGACCACACCCCAACGGACTCGGTCGATTTTCCTGTGGAGACATCAGGGCCCCAGGGGGACGGGGGGTGCCCGATTTGAGGTTTATCCCCCTGGCAAGCTCCAGTCACGGGAACGCATACCTCCTGGATGATGGAAAGACGTGTCTCCTGATCGAGTGCGGGGTGAGTTACAAAAAGCTTCAACGCCTGACCGGCTTTGGAGTCTCCGGCATCATTGGATGCTTGATCTCACACGAACATCACGATCACGCCGGATGCTACGAACAGCTCATCAAAAGTGGCATTCCTGTCTATGCCAGCCGAGGGACAGCGGAGGCCCTTGAGTGTGACTTGTTCGAGATACTGGAAGACAGAGAGCGCGTAACGATAGGGAGCTTTGAAGTCCTCCCCTTCCCGACCTTTCACGACGCAGCAGAGCCGATGGGTTTCTTGATCCGCAGCCAAAGCGACGGAGAAAAACTGGTATTTGCCACAGATACTGTAAATCTTGGCTATCAGTTCCCGGAGGTCAACATAGCGGCGATCGAGTGCAACTACGATGAGAACATCCTATCCAGGGCGGAACGGATGCCGGAAAAGGTGCGTCACCGGATCACAAACAGCCACATGTCCGTGGTCCGGGCATGCCTCTGGCTGGAGCGTCTGGACAAAAGCCGATTGAAGGAAGTTTATCTAATGCATCTCTCTGATGCATGTTCCGATGAGCACAATTTTCATCGGATGGCACAATGTGCGGTGGGCAGCTCCGTCAGAATAATGATCTGCCCAAAAGAAAAGAAGTGACTGGCGGGGGGCTGGATGGCTCTGGCCCCTCCCATAGAAAGCGGGTGATAGGATGGCGGGACGCCCGAAGGAGGGCATCGAGTTCTCGGGATGGGCGGCGGACGTATTTGAAGACCCAAAGATAGACAAACTGATTGACGGCCAGGGTGCGGCTGGATTTACGATCTACTTCTATCTTTGCCAAAGGGCTTTCGGGCTCCACGGATACTTTTTGCCATGGACCTGCGATGATGCCGCGAGCACCGCGAGAAGGATAGGCGGCGGAGTTGGGTCAAAGACAGTACAGGATACTGTCGGGCTGTGCTTGCGTATTGGCTTGTTTGACCGCATGCTGTACGAGGGGCACGGAATACTTACGAGCAGGGGTATTCAGCGGAGCTTTGTCCCGGCGCTGAGGCGTCGGAGGGTAAAGTCTGTCATAGCCGATTATTGGCTTTTGGATGCCGACGAGAGCGCCGGTCTGGTTTTCATACCCAAAAATGAGCGGTGACCGCCATTTGTCGCTTGCAAATGCCCATTTGCGTGCTGCAAATGACACATAGGATAGGATAGGTATAGGAATAGGATAGGTAGCACTCTAAAACCTATAGTCCCTACTTCTAACGGGGGGCGTTCTACCGGAAATCTATCGATAGAAGAAGAGAAATCGCCTCAAGAACTGCCCGCCCCACCCATTTAGGAGAAAAAAACTGATGGAATACAACGATGTTGAAAAGTTGTTCAATCTACTGGAGCATCTTTACCAAGGGAGGAAAAAGTCAAGAGATAAGGTGACGGTCGCCATCTGGCATGAAGTGTTTAAGCCGTGGAGTTATGAGCAGGTCAGGGATGCAGTGATCAGGAGGTCCAGGGAAAAGAAGTTCATGCCAGACCAATCAGAAATCGCTGAATATCTCCCAAGGGCCGATGGAGGGTCTAAAATGGGGAGGCCCCGGCCGCCGAGCGAATGGGAGAGAAGGTGCCTGGAACAGTCAATCAGGTGGCAGGAACAGTGGCACGAGGACCTGCAAAGGCGCGGCCTTCCAACGATGCGAGAGGCATTGGAGCGCGGAATGTCCCTTCCGGAATGGAGGGCAACGTTGATAGAAGCTGGAGTGTGGAAATAGAAGATGAGAGCAGATACAAACGAATTGATCTCGCTGGAAGATACGGTTCTAAGCGAGGGTCTAGAAGCACTTAAAGAGCGCCGCCGTCTAAGAACGATCACTGCTGAGCAGGAAATGGCAAAGAGAGGAGCCATGATCTATGAGTACGACCGGAGAAAAAGAATGGCGGAGGGCACCGAAAGGCTGGCAAGGTGGTACGCAGATCTCCGCAAAAATATCGAAGCCGCCCAAAACCGCTACAGGAAAGAGCGGACCCTTGAGGCAGCTGACATGTTATCGGATGTTCTGGATGGGATGGTAAGACATGCATGAAAATCCATGTTGGACCTGTCAGAAAGCATGCGGAGGGTGCTCCTGGAGCCGCAGCTTTTCTCCGGTGCCAGGCTGGAGGGAGTGAGTGTATGACCTGGAGAAAAATCGATGGCTATCAATACCCTTACCGCATTAACGAGGAGGCCCAGGTCCAGAAGTGGGACGGAAAACAGTGGATCGATATCAGGGCAAGAATCAGCGGAAACCGGGCGGTGGTCTACCTGCGGACAGTGGAAGGGAAACAGTACAAGGCGGCTCTTGTGCGGCTAATGGATGATGCCTTTTGGGAAGGCCGGGCAAAGCGGGATGGACTACATATAACACACCGAAACGGCGTCAAGCTGGACTGTGAGCTGAGAAATCTTGTTGCGGTCAAACCAGGACAGGCTGGGCGAAAATATCATGGACGGCCCCATAAAAGGCCCGTTATTCGCCTGGACCTGCACGGGAATGAAGTGATATATCCAAGCGTCACCGATGCGGCCAGGAAGAACAGCTTGTCTATCTCTGCTATGGACAGGAGGCTATACCATGGTGTGCTAGACCCCAGAGGATATCGGTTCGAGCTTTTGAATCAGCGTAGAAAACGAAAGGAGAAAACAGCATGATCGAGGACGTTCGGGCTGCCCTCCTGGGCGACCACGAGGCCGCCAGGCGGCTGACGGATGCGGGGGTGCTGGTGGCGTGTCCGTTCTGCGGGGGGAACAATATTTCTGAACGGGAATCTGCCTGTTTATTTGGGCGGTCTTCATATCAAAGAACTTATAAGTACGTTTTTTGCGAGGACTGCTATTGTAAAACTGCTGATTATGGAACCAAGAAAAAGGCCCGCCTCGCCTGGAACACCCGCGCGCCGATCCTGAGCGCGGAGGAGATGGAGATGATGGAGGGGATGAAATGACACGGGAAGAAGCGGTTGAGATACTGATGACAGCCAGGGAGATGTATCCTGGAAAATCGGTAATCAGGGACGCATTTACGCTGGCCCTCACCGCCCTCCGCCCCGTCAGCCGGGAGCAGGTGGAGAGGATGGCGGGTGAATGGGTTCAGGATATCAATAAGGGGCCAGCGGTATTCTATTGTAGTTCTTGCGGCGAAAGTTTCGAGATTCATTCCTATGAGTTTCAAAAGTATAGATTTTGTCCGTTCTGTATGGCTCCCATGACGGACGTGGCCGAGGAGATGGTGATGGAGAGATGGGGGGCGTTGAAAGATGGAAGTACGACCGATTGATGCAGAGAAATACATGGAATTGCTCAAAGAGCAGTATCTACATCATAAGTCTATGGGCAATAACCAAGCGGCAAAAGCATGGCAAGGCGCAATGCAGTTACTCTACGATATGCCCACCCTCACCCCGCCGAACGAGGCGCTAAGGTGTACAGGATGCATGTACCTTGATGAAGACTTTGTCCCATGTGTGCATTGTGTCAGAGCGGCAGGATATGCAGACTATTACCGCCGCCCGCCGGAGGGAGAGGAGGAACCCTGATGTCAAAAGAAAGAACTGATCCAAGCGGTGATGCCAGAAATTCTCTCAATAAACAGGCCAATAATCGCACCAAGAAAAACCAGAAGCACTTGAAATATGCGCTCTCGCTTATTTTCGGAGTCGTTCTTGGACTCTTGCTTGGCGCGATACTCGAACTCCGCTAAAGCATCTTCGCCGCGTGGAGTGAGGCGCCAGGATGTGGGATTGATGGATAAATCGTCTGGGGAACCTTCCGTACGATAACTGTTTGGCTCGATATATTTTTGTTCCCGAAAATATCTCATACGACTATCCACTTTCCCGCTGACTGGTCCGGAGCGAAATTTAAGAAGCGCATTGTAGTTTTCATCTGACAGCATATATATCACCTCACGCCGATTATACCACAAGGAGGAAAAGATGGACATTGAAAAGCTGATCGTCAGCCTTAGATCCCCGTCATGGCAGGATCTTGAGGACCCGGACGCAACCCTTTTAGATGATGCAGCCACCGCCCTCTCCACGCTCCAGGCCGAAAACGAGAGGCTGAAATCCCTGCTTGGTGAAAGCGGGCAAGACCTATGGAGCAAGGAAAACCAACGCGCGGACCGCTTAGAGGCCGAAAACGAGAAGTTGCGGGCCGAGCTGGAGCAGGCTCGTGAATCACTGGATTTTGCGCGCACAAAAGATGCTGAAATTGTACGCCTTGGAATGGAGCTGGAGCAGGTGAAGCGGGAGAATGAAATCCTAAAACATGCATTACAAAATTGGCACGAGGAGGTCTGACATGGAACGCGCAACACAGAAAGATGAACGCGGCTATTATCTTGTTGGGGATGGCATTTACAGTGATGAGGGAACTCCAGAGAAATTCCGGGGTGACGATGTTGACCGCCTCGCCGCCTACGAGGACACGGGCCTGGAGCCTTGCGACTATTCCGCCATGGCCCACGCTCTGGAGCAGGCGGAACGAGCCAGAGAAGATCTGACAGAAATGATCCGCCAGATTGGGGCAACGGGGCTTGACCGCCTCCGCGAACTGGCCCAGGCGGACCGGGAGGGGCGGTGCGTGGTGCTGCCATTCAAACCTCCGAGATGGGTTTATGTGTGCAGTACACGCTTCCCAAAACCGGCACAAGCCCATTATGCAAGCGCCATCAATGTTTTGCAGGATATGGACAAAGGGTGTGTATTTGGAGATACCCAAGAAGAAGCAGCGGCCGCACTACGGAGGAAGCTAGAATGAGTACATTTGGAGATTGTCCAAAACAATCAATTTATGAAGATATTTGTTACCACCAGAGTCAAAATAATATCTCCAAGGTAGAACTTATGACAATGTTGGCTGAAATTATTGCCTATATAGGGGAGAATTTTGAATGAAGGAGTACATCGAGAGGGCAGCCGTTCTGAAAGTCCTGGAGGAATATTACCCTGGAGTAGATGAGCGACTACATATTGTCAAGGATATTACGTCTATCCCCACCGCCGCCGTTGCGGAGGTGCGGCACGGAAAGATTATAGAGACTATCAAAGATGGCAAAATGAATCGAGTGTTCTCATGCTGTGGACATGATTTTACGGAATTAACATGCTGGTATATGCCAAAATACTGCCCCAACTGCGGCGCTCGCATGGACAAGGAGGACGAGCATGGAAGCGAATTTGATTGACCGCGATGTTGCAGAGGATTATTTTGGGTGCTCAGATTGGGAAATCTTAGCAAAAGAAACTCTTAGAGAAGTGCCACTCGTCGACGCCGTGCCTGTGGTCAGGTGCAGGGAGTGCAAGCATTATCATTCCGATACAGGCTGGTGCGATCAACTATCATATTTTCAGACCTCGGACGGGGAACCTTGTTCTCCGGCTGAGAGTATGGACTGGAAGATGTTCCAGGAAAACGACTATTGTTCTATGGGCCAGCGGAAGGAGTCCGAGCATGACTAAGTGCTGCGCCACCTGCCAATGGTGGGACGGAGATCGCTTTTGTGATTGCCCTGACAACGGGGTGTTTTTAACACATGGAAATGACACCTGTGCCAACTGGAAAGCTGAGGAATGCGCCACCTGCGCCTGGTACGAGGACTTCCAGGGTGTGTGCTGTAACGGGGATTCCCCGCACCGCGCCGACTTCACGGAGCCGGATCAGCGGTGCAGGGAGTGGGAAAGGAAGGAGGACGGCCATGAGCAGTGAACTGTGGCTTGGCTATGTGGTGGAGGATGATATGTTGGAGCCAACAAAACATAAGGAGAAGGCCAACATGGATAAGCCGACGAACAACGATCAGCAGGCCAAAGCAGACGCAGGAAAGCCTCGCCCTACGCTCACTCCCGTCAGCCTGATTGATGCTGTGACAGCGGTCCGCATGTACGGAAACGAAAAGTACCATGATCCTGAGAACTGGCGGCAAGTGGAGCCGCAGCGTTACAGGGACGCACTCTACCGGCACTGGCTGGCCTATCTCAAGGGTGAGAAGTGCGATCAGGAAAGCGGCCTGCCTCACCTGTGGCATTTGGCTACAAACGCGGCGTTTTTGATTGAGATGGAGAGCTCCATCCACGACGGGGAGGGCGGACAGCGTGAGGAGGGATAGCCTTTGACCAGCCAAGGAATAGAAACATTTCTCTCCTATCTACGAGAAACCGAGCAACGATACCATATGTCCGAAGTGAACGAGCAGGAAGCAAATAATGAGACTCAGGATATCCTACATAGCTTGGAGCTTCAGGATCATGACTATCACGACTTTGCTCGTCTATCGAAGGAGCTGAGAGGAGTTCGCCAGAAAAGACGGGCTGCAAAAGACACTATGAGTGAGACGGCCCCGGTGCTTGATTGGATAGACCAAAACCGCCCAACAATCAAAAGCCTTGAACGACTCCTGGGTGATGTGCGGAAAGCTGAGAAGAGCACTGCCAATCGAATCTATACTCCCAGGGCGAGGAGGGATAGCCCTTGAACGAGTTCCCGGAGAGGCTGAGGAGGCTGAGGGAGAGAAATGGGTTGAAAATGTGCGCTTTATCTGAGTGCTGCGACCTAGATAGAAATGCAATCGGAAGATTGGAGCGAGGAGAAATAGAGCCATCCAGGAAAGCATTAGAAGGACTGGCTGACCGGTTTGATGTTTCGGTTGATTACTTATTGGGGCGCACGGACTGGCCGAATAGCCCACCGAAAAGCCAAAAACTTTTATCATCTCATAAAAAATTTTGATAGATTCACACATTTGTGAAAAATATGACTTGTACATGCGACAATGGGAGCATGGGGGCATACCCTGTGCTCCCGATCTCTTTCTCCTTTTGCTGAGAGCGCCTAGGCACTGGGAAAGAGTGAGGTGCCCGCCTCTCGGCTCCATACAAAGACGGAAAGCAAAAATGCGTGAAAATATAATCGGGAAGTGCAAATAAAAACCGCCCCACTAGGGGGCGGAATCTCCAAATCGTTCAACTGGAATATTTAATGCATTGGCCAATCTGATGGCTGTTTTAACCTCGATCTGACCGAGGTCGATCTCTCCGGACTCATATTTCGCAATAGACCGTCGGCTGGTTCCGGCCATATCTCCAAGAGCCTGCTGGGTCAGACCGGCGGATTTTCTGATGGATTTAAATTCCTGCCCTGTCATATTTACTCCTTCCAAGGGAGCTCACGCCCGTTTTTATAGCACCAGCCCTTGTTCTCGTCGTATTTGATATAGCTGTAATCATTGAGAGAATGAGCCAGTTCTGCTCGATAGGTTTGTTCATCGCTAAAATAAACGCAGCCATCCTCGTCCTGCTCAATCCAGTATCCGTTTCCATCATAAATTGTCTTCATATCATTTACCTCCTTGGATTTTCCATCTTGATAGTATTATTATATGCCTTTTAATTCGCATTTTCAATTGACGAAACAAACAAAAATGTGACTTTTGATTCTCACATTTGCACAATATGCCTCTCCTCGCCGCATGAGGCGGGCGGTGGCACCAAAAAAGAAAAGGTGAAGAAGTATGAATTTGATGCAGGGCGATTGCCTGGAAATGATGAAAGATATTCCCGATGGGAGTGTGGATATGGTGCTAACCGACCCGCCATACTCCAGCGGAGGACTATTTGCTGGAGACAGGAAAGCAAGCACGAGGACGAAGTATTGCGACAATGATTATAACGGTGCGGCGAGATTTCAAAATTTTAGCGGGGACAACATGGACCAGCGGAGCTTCACCGAGTTTATGCGGATGGTACTGAGCAAGTGCAGGCAAAAAGCAAAGCAAGAGAGTATTGCTGCTGTTTTTGTGGACTGGAGAAATCTCCCCGCCATGGTTGATGCCTTACAGGCGGCCGGCTGGGTCTATCGTGGGATTGTCGTTTGGGATAAAGGAGTGAGCAGAGCAATTCCAAATCGTTTTCGCAATGATTGCGAATATGTAGTTTGGGGTACAAACGGCCCAAGAAAAACAGAGTATATCCCCGGTGTATTCATTGGGCCGGGATGCTATCGAATAAAAAGCGTGAACACCAAAAACAAACACCATCAGACAGAAAAGCCCGTTGAGTTGTTGGAAAATCTCCTTGCAGTATGTCAGGCGCAAGGCGTTGTACTTGATCCATTCATGGGCAGCGGCTCCACAGGCGTAGCTTGCGTCAACACGGGACGAAATTTTATCGGGATAGAGTTAGACCCCGGATATTTTGAGACAGCGAAACAGCGCATTGAGGAAGCGAAGAAACAAGTTGCGATGTAATACCGCAAAGCGGATTACATACAGGCCCGCGGAAAGCCTGACCAAACCCGCAGCATACCCCGAAAGGGGTATATATACCGCGCCCTGTTGCATGAGACGGGGACGGGATAGGAGATCTAGGAAATGGATTATAAATCAAAACGATGGAAGCGATTAAGAGAGAAGATATTGCGAAGAGACCAATATCTATGTAGAGAGAGCAAGAGATATGGGCGGATGGTAGAGGCAACAACAGCACACCATGTTTGGCCGGTGGAGCAGTACCCGGAATACCAATGGTGCGAATGGAATCTGATTGCCCTATCAAATGAAGAGCACAACGCAATGCACGACAGAGACACGGGAGAACTGACAGAGAAAGGGGAATATTGGAGGCGGAAGATCACCCCCCCACCCCCTCCCCCGGGGTAAATCTCCCCCTAAGGGACCGGTGAGGGGAACTCTTTCCAACTCTGAGACCATTTTTTGAGAAAGGGGTGTAAGAATGACAGCAGTCCAATGGAAACGTCTTGTAAAAAAGCAGCTGACCGCACTTGGAAACGAAGAAAAAGCATATGACTCTGTCATCTCCACCCTGGCGGACATCCTTGAACAACGGGACGCTGTATATAAACAGTACAGGGACGAGGGTTGTCAACCTGTCCGGGAATACACCAACAAGGGTGGCGCGACCAACATCACCAAAAACCCTCTTTTAGTGCTCTGGGACGATCTGAATAAATCCGCTTTGGCGTACTGGCGGGAGCTCGGTATGACGCCCAGCAGCTACAAAAAAATGACTGGAGACGGGCCGAAGAAGGAAAGGCCCAGAGGGCTGGAGCAAGCTCTTGCCAAAATCGAAGCCTAAAAACTGGGATGCTGTCCTAGAGTACGCCACATCGATACAAAACGGGACAAAAATCGCCTGTGAAGAGCTGAAGCAGGCGGTTGACAGATTCTTTCGGGATCTGGATAACCCAGACTATGAACTCAATCACAAGGACCCAGAGTTTTGCATCCAGGTCATTGAAAAGACCATCTGCCACCAACAGGGAGAAAAGCTGGATGGAACGCCGTTGCGGGGAACTCCATTCCTCTTGGAGCCGTTTCACAAGTTTATCATTTATAACCTGGTTGGGTTCAGGCTTAAAGGCACTAATATTTTACGATTCCACGAAGCACTTATTTACATTCCAAGAAAAAACATAAAAACGTCATTTGCCGCCGCACTGTCCTGGGCCTTATCTCTCCTGTTTCGAAGGTCAGGCTCTAAGATGTATATCGCATCCGCAGCCCTGATGCAATCGTTAGAGTCATTCAATTTTTTGAACTACAACGTAAAGCGGATGGGAGAAGATTCTCGGGATGGTGGGTCTGTGCGGGTCATAGACAACAATAACGAGCACAGCCTGTCCGCAACATTGGGAGACGGATCATTCTATATTCGGGCGCTGGCCGCTAACCCAGACAGTCAGGACTCATTAAACTGCAACATTGCTATCTGCGATGAGATCCATGCGTTTAAGCAGCCGAAGCAGTACAACCTCTTCAAGGAGGCCATGAAGGCATATACCAACAAGCTCCTAATTGGGATTTCAACTGCCGGAGATAACGAACAGGCGTTTCTTGGGCAACGATTGAAATATTGCAGGAAGATCCTGAATGGAACGGTAAAGGATGAACAGTACTTCATTTTCATGTGCTGCGCCCCAGAGGGGGTAAAAGACGGGAGTGTAGATTATACAGACCCTAAAATCCACGAGATGGCAAATCCAGCTTATGGGGTAAGCATCCGTCCAGATGAGATCCTGAATGATTCGTTGCAGGCCCAGAATGACCCACAACAGAGAAAAGACTTTTTCGCAAAGTCTCTGAACGTTTACACAAATGCATTGGCCGCCTATTTTGATATCTATGAATTTCGGAAGAGTGATCGGCGGTACAATTGGACGCTGGAAGATTTGTTAAAAATGCCCATTGTGTGGTATGGAGGAGCAGACTTATCAAGGCTTTACGATTTGACTGCGGCGGCGCTATATGGGACATTGAAAAATTATCGTAGAGAAGACGGGAAGATAGTCGATGTAGACATTATTATTCCTCATGCCTGGTTCCCAGTGGTTGCCGCCCATAGAAAAGCCGATGAAGATGGAATACCTCTTTTTGGGTGGAGAGACGATGGATGGTTAGATATGTGTAATAGCCCAACAGTAAATTACGCAGATGTAATCAATTGGTTTATAGACATGAGGCGGCGGGGATTCAAAATCAAGCAAATAGGCCACGACAGAAAATTTTGCCGCGAATATTTTGTTGGAATGAAAAGAGCTAGGTTCAGGATTGTGGATCAACCACAATATTTCTATAAAAAGTCAGAAGGATTTAGACATATTGAGGATCGAGCAAAAAATGGAGAGCTTTACTACCTCCATTCTGAGGCCTACGAATATTGCGTGCAGAATGTCAGAGCTATTGAAAAGACAGATGACATGATCCAATACGACAAGGTACAACCAGAGCAGAGAATTGATATTTTTGACGCATCTGTATTTGCGTGTGTTAGAAAACTGGAAGACATGGAGCGAGGAGATAGGGCAAAACGCTGGCTTGAGGAGGAATAACTGTTGAGCAGAAAAAAACGAAGCAACCACACAACGGAACGCGGACACCCCAATTCAGCGGTTAGCTTCCTGCTCTCGAATGACGCATACGACATGTTGTGCGTTTCGGGATATACCAGGTTGGCCGATAGCCCAGAAATACAGATGGCAGCCGGATGCATTGCTGACTTGATGGGCTCTATGACCATCCACCTCATGCAGAACACGGAAGACGGGGATGTGCGAATAAAAAATGGCCTGTCCCGTAAGCTGGATATCAACCCGAGCGGAAACCTCACCAGATCCGCCTTTATCTCGACAGTAGTCCGGACACTCCTTATAGACGGAGATGGGAACTGTGTGGTTTATCCCAGATTTTCAAGGAGCGGGGATTTAATCGAGGATTTGGAGATCCTGCCTCCCTCCATGATCTCGTTTGTCCCAGATGGGAGAAGCTACTACATACGATACGGAGATCAAACTTTTAGGCCCGATGAAGTATTGCATTTCGCGATCAATCAAGACCCGGAGACTCCGTGGCTAGGTCATGGATACCGCGTAACGCTCAAAGACGTTGCCCATAACCTAAAGCAAGCGGCGGCAACCAAAAGAGGATTTATGGAGTCCAAGTGGAAACCGTCTATCGTTGTAAAGGTCGATGGTCTGACGGATGAGTTTTCAAGCAAAGAAGGACGAAAAAAGCTGCTCGACAGTTACCTGGAGACCTCTGAAGCCGGCGAGCCCTGGATGATCCCGGCGGAAATGTTTGACGTAAAGGAGATCAAGCCACTCACACTGAATGACCTAGCGATCAACGACTCGGTCACAATAGACAAGAGGACTGTAGCTGGGATCATTGGAGTCCCTCCATTTGTGGTTGGAGTCGGAAGCTACAACAGGGACGAATGGAATAACTTTGTTGACAGCAAGCTTATGCCTCTATCAAAAAGGATAGAGCAGGAACTGACCCTCAAGCTCCTGTATTCCCCTGATCTTTATTTTCGATTCAATTCCCGGACGCTCCATGCCTACGACATGAAAGACATGGCGAGTATCGGGCAGGAACTGTATGTGAGGGGAATCATGACGGGGAATGAGGTCAGAGATTGGATTGGTATGACTCCGATGCCTGGACTGAACGAGCCGGTCATCTTGGAAAACTACATCCCGCGAGGGATGATCGCGGATCAAGCTAAGCTGAATGGAGGTGATAACAGTGAATAGAGAAGATATGCAGACGAGGAGTACATCAGGTGCGTTCAAGACCCGGACGGAGGAGGGCGGAGATCTTTATATCGAGGGATATTTCTCCGTTTTTGACAGCAATTATGATTTATGGCCTGGGGCATCTGAGAGTGTGGCGCGCGGGGCGTTTTCTGAGACTCTAGATGGGGATGTCAGGGCCCTTGTAGACCACGAGACGCGGCTTGTGCTAGGCAGGACTACGGCTAACACGCTGGAGCTGCGCGAGGATAACCGTGGACTATGGGGCCGCATTAAAATCAACAGAGATGACAGCGATGCAATGAACCTGTACGCTCGTGTGCAAAGAGGCGATATTACTCAGTGTTCGTTTGGGTTCTCTATCCTTGATGAGGAAACAGAGAATCGAGAAGACGGAAGTGTCCACTGGACCATCCGAAAAGTAAAACTGTATGAAGTGAGCGTCTGCACTTTCCCGGCCTATGAAGATACCGGAGTGGTGGCGAGAAAGCGAGACTATGAGGACATCCAGAAGAGAAAGACTGAGGCATGGAGAAACGCATTGCTCAAAAGACTGAACCCAGGCCAAAGTCAATCGAATGAAACGGGAGGGAAATAACATGGCATTAAAAGCATTGGTCCTGAAGAAGAGACTCAACGAAAAGAAAGAACAACTGGAGGAGCTTAGAAGGGCGGCTGAACAGCTCCAAACCAGGGAAGCCGAACTGGAACAGTCTATCAATGAGGCCGAAACGGACGAGGAAAAGGCCGCGGTCGAGGAGGCGGTGGAACAGTTCGAGCAGGAAAAGGCCGAAAATGAAGCGGCCGCCGGAAAGCTGGAGGGCGAGATCAAAGGAATTGAAACCGAGATCGAGGAGCTGGCAAGAAACGCACCTAAGCCCCAAAATCCAGAAAAACGAGAGGAGAATTTTGATATGGAAACCAGAACCTTTTTTGGCCTGGATGCACAGCGGCGCGATGCTTTCTTGGCCCGGCAGGATGTAAAGGACTTTCTGACAAGAGTGCGTGAGCTTGGGAAGCAGAACCGCTCTATTACCGGAGCGGAGCTGACCATCCCGGACGTTATGCTTGGCCTGATCCGCGAGAATATCAGCAAATACTCCAAGATGATCTCTCGCGTTAATCTGCGGAGCGTGCCCGGAACGGCTCGGCAGAACATCATGGGCACAGTCCCCGAAGCCGTCTGGACCGAGATGTGCGCCAAGCTGAACGAGCTGGAGCTTTCCTTCAACCAGATTGAGGTGGACGGCTACAAGGTCGGCGGCTTTATCGCAATTTGCAATGCGACCCTGGAGGACTCCGACCTCTCTCTGGCGAGTGAGATCATGGAGGCGCTTGGTCAGGCAATCGGCTATGCGCTGGACAAAGCTATCCTTTACGGGACGGGAAAGAAGATGCCGATCGGCGTAGTGACCCGGCTGGCTCAGGCCACAGAGCCTGACGACTGGGGTGCAAATGCGCCGACATGGAAAGATGTCCACACCAGCAATATCGTCAAGCTGACTGCGGCCACTGGCGCGGATCTTTATAAGTCCATCATCTTGACCGCGGGTGTCGCCCGGTCTACTTATGCCAGAGGCAGCCTGACCTGGGTCATGAACGAGACCACAAAGGCAAAGCTGACTGCGGAGGCTCTGGTCATCAATGCGGCGGGGGCTATCGTATCCGGTCAGGGGAATACCATGCCGGTCCTGGGCGGTGACATTGTCACCCTGGACTTCATCCCTGATAACGATGTGATCTTCGGCTATTTTGACCTGTATCTTCTGGCCCAGCGCGCTGGAACCACCCTGGCTCAGAGCGAGCATGTTCGGTTCATCGAGGACCAGACTGTGTTTAAGGGTACGGCCCGCTATGATGGTATGCCCGTGTTTGGCGAGGCTTTTGGTGTCCTGAATATCAATAACACTGCCCCCACCACGACCGTGACATTCCCGCCTGACAGCGCAAACCCTTAACGGCGTCCCTGGCTACGCTGGGGCTTGGGACGCTGACTCTGACGCCGACCTTTGATCCCGGCGTGACAGAGTATAGCACCAGCACCACAAATCAGAGCAATACGGTCACCGCGACTGGGGCGAATGGCTCCACCGTCTCCATTACTGTCAATGGAGCGCCGCACAAAAATGGGGCATCAGCTACTTGGGAAGAGGGCCCTAACACTGTCAAAGTGACAGCGAAAAACAACACCGGAGAAAAGGTCTACACTGTAACTGTGACAAAGACGGGGGCTTGATATGGGCTGCGCATTTTATGAGGCCCAGGCGCTGGAAATCCTGAAAATAGATCTTCAACGCCTGGGCCCGCTGCCCGGAGACAGCACATATCTCCTATCCCTCCTCAGGGCGGCAAAATCAAACCTGGATAGGCAGGGTGTTGAGGAGAGCGGCGACGAAGACTATTTACAGCTTGTGGTAGGGACCGCTGCCTGGATGTACCGGAAGCGGATCAACGGGGAGTCTGAGCCCATCTACCTGAAAAGGATGCGTCACGATCTGCTCATATCTCAGAAAATGAGGGGTGAGGAAAATGCTCCATGACTCCGGGATCGTGACTATCTACAAGGTCTCTGTGGATGAGAATGGCCCGCCGCCAAAAGTGGAAAAGCTCGTGAAGAGATCTACTCATTATTTTGGAGAAATGACAGTCGGAATCCAGAGGTATTATGAAGCGGCAAAAGTGGGCCAGCAAATCGACCGCCTTATCGAGATATGGAGAGACCCAAACATCAAAACTCGGGATATTGCCCAAATAGAAGACCGGTTTTATTTCATTCGGCAAATCACCCCTACAAAAGATGAAGATTGGATTCTGGTCACGCGGCTCTCACTTGAGGAGGATGACTCCGGGACCTGGAGTGCAAAGCTATGAGTATAAAACCAGATCAACTCGTTTCCGTTGTGATGGGCACTCTTTCGGATTATGAGGATGAGATCTCCGAGGGGGTCAAAAAGGACATCGAAAAGGCCGGGAAGGAAGCCCTGAAAGAAGTAAAAGCAAGGTCTCCTCAGAAGACTGGGCGGTACAAGAAGGGCTGGAGGATGGGGAAGAGAAGAAATGGAACATCCTCAAAAAGCAGCGGGGTCGTGATTTACAATAAAACGGATTACCAGCTGACACATCTCCTTGAGCACGGCCATCAGAAAGCGAACGGAGGAAGGGTAGAAGGGAAACCACACATCAGGCCAGCCGAAAAAGCGGCTGAAAAGATGTTAGTCAGGGATATCACAAACACGATAAGGGGGGCCTCGGTCTGATGAATTATCAAGAACTGGATGAAATTCTGAAAGAGACTGGGGTCCCTTTTACATTCCACCACTGGGAGAATCCTGGTCCACCGCCCTACGGGGTATATCTTGATGATTACACAGAAAATTTTGCTGCGGATAACATCTCCTATTTTGAGATATCTCACTGCAATGTGGAGATCTACACAAGGCAAAGGGACCCTGAGATTGAGAAGAAAATCGAAAAAGTGCTGAACCAGCATGAGATCTACTGGGACAGAATGTGCTCCTATATCGAGAGCGAAAGCCTGTATCAGACAACATACGAAATTGAGGTGTAATTATGGCATCTAACAAGGTTAAGTTTGGACTGAAAAATGTCCACTATGCGCTCCTGACTGACGATGATGGGACCATCACATATGAAACACCGGTCCCCATTCCCGGAGCGGTGAGCATGTCTCTCGCCCCCCAGGGTGAAACAAATACATTCTATGCGGACAATATCGCCTATTATGTATCGACGGCCAACAACGGGTATCAGGGGGACTTGGAGATCGCGGTTATTCCCGACTCTTTCCGAAAGGACGTATTGGGAGAAACAGAGGACGAAACCTCCAAAGTCCTGATTGAGAACGCAAGCGCGGAGGCAAAGCCCTTTGCTCTGCTCTATCAGTTTGAAGGAGACCAGAAAGCCAGCCTGCGGGTACTGTACAACTGCTCTGCCGCCCGCCCCAATGAGGATGGGTCCACGATCAGCGAGACAAAGACCCCCAGCACGGAAACGCTGTCCATCACCGCCTCCCCTCTGGCGGATGGAAAGGTCAAGGCAAAGACCACAGACACCACGACCGAAACCGTGATCCAGAATTGGTTCAAGTCTGTCTGGCAGCCTAGTGTCGGGGTGTAAGGATGGAAACTGAAATTCTGATCGACGGGAAAAAGGTCAAGTTTCGAGCGACTGCCGCAGTCCCCCGGCTGTACCGCATCAAATTCAGGCGGGATATCATTCAGGATATGAAGGTCGTGCAAAAGGCCCTGGAACGGAAAGACCGAGACGCTGAAAACATTCCCCCGGAGGCTCTGCAACTGTTTGAAGACATGTCCTATATCATGGCAAAACATGCAGGGAAAGATGAAGTCCCGGAGTCACCAGATGAGTGGCTGGATGGCTTTAATACATTCTCGATTTATCAAATCTTTCCTGTGATCCGCTCTTTGTGGGAAGGAAATGTAGAATCTCTGGCAGAAGCTAAAAAAAAACTAGAGCAGTAGACCGGGAAATCACAACCCCGCTTTTGATGCTCAGGGCGGTCCAGCTTGGAATATCTATTCGAGACCTAGACCTTCTCACTATCGGAATGATAAATGATATGTTTGTAGAGGCGGAAAACGACAAGCTGGACCACCCTGTCATTGCAACACAAGAGGATATGGACCGCTTTTAGGAGGCACAAATGGCCAACAATATTCGGGGCATTACAATTGAAATCGGTGGAGATACCACAAAGCTGGATAAAGCTCTGTCTGGGACCAACAAAAAGCTGAACGAGACCCAGAAGGACTTAAAAGCGGTCGAAAAGGCATTGAAGATGGACCCGGGAAACACCGAGCTTTTGGAGCAGAAACAGAGATTGCTTGCAAATGCCGTAGAAGCGACCGGGGAAAAATTAAACACACTGAGAGAGGCCGCAAAGAGTGCGGATGAAGCGCTGGCGCGTGGTCAGGCGTATGAGGCAAAATACGCTCCGCTGAAACAGGAAATTGACGAAGTATCCGCATCCCTTAAAGGTTTGCAGGCAAACCAAGAGCAGATGTCCAGAGATCTTGCGTCCGGGAAGATATCAACTGAGACCTATAACAATTTTCGGAAAACCATTTACGAGACAACGCAAACCCTAAACGGCCTAAAGGAAAAGCAAAAAGAGGTCGAAGCAGAATTTTCAGGCGCAAAGATGAACCAGCGTCAATATGACGCCTTACAGAGAGAATTGGCCGAAACAGCAAAGGAGTTCGAAGATGCTGAGGAGGCTGCCGATAAATTCAATGTAACCACCGGAAAACTGAGTGCAGGAACAGGGAAGATAGCTGAAGGCGCACGGAAGGTACAGGAAGCAACAAGAGGAATATCAACGGCGGCAGCCGGAGTGCTGACCGCGGCCGCGGCAACAGTTCCAGCAACAGAAGAATTGAGAACATCCCTGTCTATGCTCGAAAATAATGCCCGTCAAGCTGGAGTCGGGATAGACGCTACAAAAAAGGCTTTTGAAGACCTCTATGTCGTATCTGGTGAAACAGACAGCAGCGTGGAAGCCGTCTCTAACCTTCTCCAATCTGGATTTACTGAGAGCAATCTTCAAAAAGCTGTGGAAGGGCTTGCAAATGCTGCCACCACATTTCCAGACACAATTAAAATCGAAAGCCTTGCTGACAGCTTGCAGGAAACGATCGCAACAGGGAGCGCGACCGAACAGTTCGCTGAATTACTGGACCGAATGGGGATTGGAGCAGAAAACTTCTCCGCAAGCCTTGCGCTCTGCACAGATGAGACCCAACGGCAACAGCTTGCACTCTCTGCCCTTGTTGATGGTCCACTTCACGGTGCATATGAAAGTTGGAAGCAAAATAATGAGAGTCTTACGGAAAATAGAGAGGCAACTATTAGATTTCAGCAGGCAATGGCGGACTTAGCCGAGACAATATTGCCAGCAATCACAAGCATTACAGATTTAATGTCGGAATTGCTTGATTGGTTCAATAGCCTCCCTAAAGGCGCACAGGCTGCAATTGGAGTGGTTTTACTTTTCGTGGCAGCGATTAGCCCGATTGCTGGGTTAATTGCAAATATTGCAATTATGACCGGTATTGCAGGGGGGGCAATGACATCCTTTCTCCCAATAATTTTGGCCGTAACAGCAGCACTTATTGCATTAGCGGTCATCATCGCCACCATAACAGGGAAAAGCGAGGAAATGAATAGGTCCCTAAACTCTGTTGGACGAGGCAGTGGTTTTGGTGGAAGGTCCCTGACCCTATCAACCGAAGATGTGCCGCACCTTGCCAGCGGTGGTGTAGCTAAGAAGAACAGCCCGTTTTTAGCTGTAGTGGGAGACAATACACAAGAGGACGAGATCATTGCTCCCTATTCCACAGTCAAACGGGCCGCAACACAGGGAATCTTAGAGAGCGGTGTGCTCAACAGCCAGAGAGGGCCGAAGACGGCGGTCATGGCGCTGGATGGCCGGACCTTTGCCAGATTGGAGACTCCCTATATTTTGGAGGAGTTCAACCGGATCGGCGTCAAATTCCAAAAGTAAGGAGGAGCCTATGGCGCAGCTTATGTGGGTGGTCATGGATGGGATGACCTATAAAGTGCGGGTGAAATCGAATGAACCATTTGAAGAATCGTTCCGAATCGAGGATGGCGAAAATAACATGATCCTGCTCAACGGAGAGGAAAGCCGGGACGTCCTCGGGACCTACTATGACCACACCCTATCCATTGAACCGGACCCCCGGTATCTGTCTGATTATGACAGCTTCTACGAAGCGATAAGCGCACCGGTAGACTACCATACGATCACCATGCCGCACGGTCAGACGGATATGACCTACAAGGCTAAAGTGGTGAGCGGGGCCCACAAGCTGCGGGGCAAGTTCGATGGAAAGAGATACTATTATGGTCTCCAAGTTCAATTCCAGCCCCTTGCCCCGCAGCGTGAACCGGACTGAGGTGGACTATGGCACGCAACAAAATAGTTTATCGGGGAACCACCTATGACCGGCTTGCTGCCGGGACCGTATATCTCTCCAAATCTCTGCTGGGGGATGAGCTGGAACCAAATACGCTTTCTGTTACGGTGGAAACGGAGAGCAAGGCACTTTTAAGCTTTGAGATAGACGATCCAGTCACCTATTTTTATCGTGACAATAAGAGAGGCACATTTTACCTCCAAAGCGTTACTCAGGTCGCATGGAACAAGTACGACCTTTACGCTACCAGCGCAATAGGGCTCCTGCTGAAACGGGTACACCGAGGCGGAATATACAGCGGGACATCTGCCGAAAGCCTCCTGTCCAGTATATGTGGGCCCATTCCGTTTCGGATGCAGACAAGATTCTCAAGCTCGAAGCTTTACGGCTGGCTCCCATATGTAAAGCCTCCGGCCAGTTCGGCACGAGACAACTTCATGAAGGTGCTTTTCGCACTTGGAGCAACGGTAACTGAGGACCTTGATGGGGCACTCAAAATAGAGGAACTGTGGGACGGCGTATCTGGGGACGCGCAAAAGAACAGAATGGGCCAGGGGGCCTCTGTGGTCCGTGAGGGAAAGGTCACAAGTGTATCACTGATCGAGCACCAATGGGTACAAGGAGGAGATCAAACAGATCTCTTTGAGGGAACTGCCGCACAAGGGACGGAAATCGTATTTGATGAGCCAATGTACAATTTGACGGCCAGCGGATTTTCTATCCTGGAGCGGGGCGCAAATTATGCAAAGCTTTCGGCTGGGTCTGGAACCTTAAGAGGGACCGCATATGTCCACAATACACGGTTGATCGAAACAAAAATATTGAACTCTTCAACCGAGAATGTGATTTCTGTAGAAGACCAGACGCTTATTTCTCTTGTAAATTCGTCCGGCGCAGCCAAAAGACTCGCAAACTACTACAAATGCCTTGAAACAATAGATGCACCCCTTGTCTACAATTTGGAGAACCCTGGGGAGCTTTTGACAACGTATCACCCATTTGACAAAACAAATGTGAGTGCATGCATCAAGACAGAAGAAATCACAATGTCAAACAAGCTAAAGTCTCAGTCCACGCTTCTAGTCGGATTTACCCCCATCAGGCAGGATAATAGTCAGACCTACGATGAGCACGAACTCCTCATAGGATCTGGGACCTGGACTGTACCGGATGGTGTTAGTGAGGTTGAGGTGGTCGTAATTGGCGGCGGCGGAGCTGGCTATGATGGGAATCCTGGAGAGGCTGGGCCCGGCGGCTCTGGGACTTGGGGAGAAAGCCTGCAGGACGGAGATACAATTAACTTAGATGGCGTAGCCGTTGGAAGCAGCAAAAGCGCATCAACAAATTGCTCCACATCTCAAAGAAATACAGATCCAGGAGAAGGTGGAGAGGGCGGTTCGGCTGGTACACCAGGAAA